CAGAATCTCCTACACGTGCACAAGAAATTAGAGATAAGTTTGAATCTAAAAAACTACCTTTCTATTTTCCTTTCCTACGTCAAGGCAATTATTGGATTCAGTTTACCGACAGTAATAATGAAACTGTATCTTTAGCTTATGATAACCCTAGACAACAAAAAATGATGAATGAATATTTAGCTGCTAGAAATGTAAGAGATTTACGTTCATTTAATAGAGTCGATCAAATTACACGTAAGTCTGCTCCGCCTATAGGTTTTATGTCCGACATTATTAAAATTATGGAACAAGGTGGTGCAAGCCCTGAAGTGATTGATAAAGCATACCAAACATATATTACTCTATTCCCTGCTGAATCTATTAGACAACAATTCAGACAACGTGAAGGTAATCTAGGTTTTATAGGTGATGTGGTTCAAGGCTATGCAACTACTGCACCTAAAATGGCTACTCAAATATCTAACTTAAAACATGGTAAAGATATTGATAAAGCTTATTCTGATGTTGAAAATGAAGCTAGAGCTGATTCTAGTGAAATAGCAGCTAATGTTATGCAGGAACTTAGTAAACGTCGTGATTTCTTTGCGAACCCTGTCGCGTCATCATGGGTATATGGTGCAAGTAATGTTAACTTCTTCTGGAGTATTGCAGGTAACGTATCATCAGCGTTAGTTAACTTAACCATTCTACCTACTGTTGTATTACCTCAACTGGCTATTAATCCTGTAACAGGACGATATGAATATGGTAAAGCTTACGCTGCCTTAAATGAAGCACGTAGTTTATTCTTTAAAGGTGGTAAAGATAAATCAAGAGAGTTTTTACCTATTAGAACTTTTGGTGAAAATCCTAACTTACCAGCGGATCTAAAACGTTTACACGAAACTGCTATTAAAATGGGTGCTATTCAATATAGTATTGGTCGTGATCTAGCTGATATCCGTAAAACACCTTCAGATCAATACAGTGATTTTAGCCATAAAATGCAAACATCATTAGGTTTAATCTTTGAAGGTACAGAACGATTTAATCGTGAAGTAACTTTAATTGCAGCTTATAAGTTAGCTAGAAGTAATGGTATGGCTGAAAATGAAGCTATTGATCATGCGCTAAGATTTACTTCTAAAATACATACAGAAGCCGTTCCTGAATCAGGTGCTAGATATTTACAAGCAGGGTTCCCTAAAGTAGCATTAATATTTAAACGTTTTGCTATGGCTCAAATATTTAATATATATACTATATTTAATGGTATGAAAAATGGCATGTCACCTATGGAAAAGAAAGTGGCAAGACGTCAACTTATAGGTATCTACGGTATGAACTTTGCCTTAGCAGGATTACAAGGTGTTCCTTTATATGGTGCTATTCAAGTATTGGCTAATATGCTCTGTGCAGATGATGATGAGCCATATGACTTTGATGAAGAGATTCGTGAAGCATTTGGAATGATTGGATATAAAGGACCTACAAACTTAATATTTGGAATAGACATTGCATCACGAACGGGTTATAACGGCATGGTTTGGAGAGATGATCCTAAACGATTAGCTGAAGTAGGATATACATCATACTTTATAGAACACTTCTTAGGACCTACATTTAGCACAGGTAAAATGGTATTACAAGATGGTCCAGCTATGATGGCTAATGGTCAATATGAACGTGGTTTAGAAAAGATGTTACCTTCATTTATTAAGAACCCATTGAAAGCTATGCGCTATGCTACAGAAGGTGCTAAGAATCCTAATGGTGCGTCATTAGTAGATGATGTAAATGGTTATAACCAATTTATGCAGATCTTTGGATTTACCCCAGAAAATGTATCTGAAGCTTATGCTAGATCAGGTTCAATGAAACAGGCTGATAAGAAACTTATGGATCGACGCGATGGCTTACTAGATGCTTTATATTTAGCTAAAACTAATGGTGATTTAGAACAAATGAATAGAATTCAAGAAAAGATTACTAAATATAACCAAGTTAATCCTTTACCTCCTTATGTGTTAAAACCTAGTAGCGTTTCAAGATCAATGAAAGCAAGGGATAAAGCATTAGATGGAAGTGTTTATGGCGTACACTTTAATCCAAAAGCACTGCATCAACTAGAAGAAAAATACGGTAGTTAGTTTATAAACGCCAAACACGAATACCCATAATACCGTCTTCCACTACTACTTTATGAGTGTACTGAAATTCTAATCGTTCACTCTCTTTCTTAATAGCAGCTATTGCAGCGTCTGTATTTACTGCAGGTATAAAGATACTTGTGCCTGGTTGAAATTCAGGCCATCTTATTTGATAATCTACGCCGTTAGTTAACACTTCGTGGTATGTCCAATGGTAAGTTATTAGTCTTAATATCTTCAAATGTGGAGTTGTCAATCCACAAGCAACGTTGTTTGCCACCGCTTATATCTAATCCTTTATGCATAATCTTATTTTCTCCTGACATACGATGTAATATCTTGTTATCTTTTAACTGTTTTACAAAATCTTCGTAATCGACGTTTCCAAGATTATCTAGATGTTGTCGCATTATACTGCATGGAATATAAATTAGCTTGTTATCTGGCTCAATTCTAACACGTAACTCATTGATTGGTTTCAATAAAGGTGCTTCTTGTAAATTTGAACGAGAATCTATTTGGCTATTTATAACTAATGTGTTCTTTAAATTCTCATGTAAGAAGGCGGTTAATGTTTCCATAGCATCAAAATCTTGATGTTTAAGTTGTTCTCTTGAAACCTCTAATGCTTTTCTAACTGCAATTTGTACAGGCACAGGATCAATATTGTGGATGCCTAATTCACGAGCAATCTTAGCGCCTAAGAATACAGCAGCTAGGGTAGCAGAATACTTACGTTCTCTACCTGTAATATTCCAAGCTTTGTCTATAGCCACCTGAGTTTCTTTTAATTTAACTTGAACTGAATCTATATTTGCAATAAGCCATTGCGCGTATACCTCAACAGCATGTCCATAATTATCAGGAAGTAGTTCAAAATATTCGTCAGCTTCTTCTTTAGTTAACGTTTTATCTTCATCAATTCTTATTTGTAAGAACCTCGCCATCTCACCTGATGCCTTAGCATTCTCTGAAAAGATAACTGTCCTAAAATCTTTGTTACTCGATACTACAGATATAAGGTTGAATACAGTATCATTATGGCGTTCTTTATTTTTACCACTACTATCCATACGGTTTTTACCTCGCCCTGTAGTCATAAACTTTAAGTATTCATGTAATTGATCTGCAGTAACTTTAGTAAACTCATCTACTGCTGCAGCTAAATTATTCATGTAACCCATACGATTAATAACTGCGTTACCTGTATCACCCCATAGTTGAATTAAATTTGCATTCATAGCAGGGTTTCCATACACACTAGTCATAGCTTGTAGTATGGTTGATTTACCTTGACCTGACTCGGGATTGTATAAATTGATTACAGCTGATTTTTCTTTTGATTTAAAGAAAGGCATAAGGAATGAACCAAATGCACAAAAGAAACCAAATGCTCGTAACTCCATACCTGGTCTTTCATATACAGATATAGCTTTCTTCCAAAGATCATAAGAACCTTTTTTACCAAGCGCAGGATTAATATCTTTTATGTCATCTGATACAGGAACAAACTTAATCCCAAATGCACTAATCTCCCTGTTACCTACAAGTATCTTTTTAAAATCTTGTGTCCAACCATACTGCTTATACATAGGTGTGGAAGCTTTTTGTCTTTGCTGGTTTTCAATGACTGCCATAATGTAGTCAATAACATTATCTAAACGTTTACCGTTTCTAACAATACCTTTGGCAGCTAAAATCTTACGTGCTTCATCACGTGCTAATAATTGAGTTAGTGGTGCTATAAACTCTTGCACACCATCTTGAGGAAGGTGAATTTTAAACCAAGCACAAAAACCTGATGCGTCTTTGTCGTTTAATATATCTACAAGATAAAAGTCATAATCATAAACTAATACACCCTCATCTTCTTCGTTATCTATTGTTTTATAAACTCCTCCATTTTTTCCACGAAAATAGGGAAAGGGAAAGTCAGGTACGTGATAGGTAACTGTTTCACCTAGTGCTTCAGACCTTGCTTGAATAACATTATCAACACCTTTAGCACGTAACACAACTCTACCTAATTCAATAGGGGATGTTATTTTGCCTTTGTGTTTACATCCTTCACAACCTTCAGGTCTTAAACCTTCAAACTGTTTACAGGTGTGTGGTCCTGGAATGCCATTAGCTTTTGATTCTGTTCTAGCATAATCGTAATCAGGATGATGTTTAGATATGTTATGAATAGCTGCTTCAGAGTCTTCACAATATGCAGCGATAGATAATCCTGATCTCCACAAAGGTTCTTCTATTGAAGCTTGCTTAGTTATAATATGTGTAAGTTGTGGGCAACCATCATCTTTACGGCAACGCTCAATAATCTTCATAAACTTAGACGAGTTATTACCTAGTATAGCTTTAGTCGCTTCATCTAATGGACGTTTAGCTTTAGGTTTATCGGAAAGGTGTATTGGAATTAACGATGCAATCTCATCAAAAGGTGTTGCAACCCCTTGATTTAATACCGTTACTTCTATAGGGTTAGCTTCGTCTTTAAAATTCTTTGTACCAGGAACTCGTAAGATACGAGCCATGTCTGCGGTGCAAGCACCATCAGCTTTTAAACCTTGTTTAACACATAGAAATTTAAGACCTTCAGCAACAGGTTTCCATATAGCTTTATCTATAGGTTCTGTTAGGGGCCAATAACAATGAATGCCATTACCTGAGTCAACAATTGTAGGAGCAGGGAGGCCTGTAGTATCAGTGAAATTTCTTAATGCAACTAATGCAGCATCTTTAGTTTCATAATCTTTCCACTTACGTTTTTTAGAATCAAATCCACAATCTATATCTAACCAAAAGATGCGTTGTTCTTTGGCGTTAATAGCTTTACGTTCTGTATTTTCTACCCATGAAGAACAAGCAAAATAAACATCTTGTTTATCTTCTAGTAATTTATTAGATACAGTTACAGCATCATTAATAGTATTTACAAATTTTGGCGTTATTATATTTTTTTGATCTTTTCCTACAATGCAATAAAATCCATTGTCAGGCCATATACTTTGTAAAAATTCTTTTGTTTGCATTATTCTCTCGAAATAAAGTTTAGTATTATTGCTATCTTATGCAATCGGTAGATAGCGGTACCGTCTATAAATAGTCATTATGGCGACTACACCACTTGCATTATGATTTATTTTACTTGAAGCTTCTCTAAAAAAAGCTTGACTGTAGGTTCTAAATGGCGAGAAGGTTTTGTTCTACCAGAAAACCAATCATACACCGTTTGTCTTGAAACATGAAGTTCTTTCGCTACTTGACTAGCAGGATACTTTAGTGTTATGCAAAGCTTCCCCAAAAGCGTACCTGTAGTCTCGGCCGCTTTATGGTTAGCTTCAATAATATTTTGTGAATATCCTCTCATTATGAAGTCCAGTCTGATACCAAATCATCTAAACTTACATCACCTTGATCTGCTTTAGGTGCTGGTGGTTTAGGTGGAGGTGGTGGTACAGGTTTTTCCGCTGCACGAACTGTAGGTTCAGGAATATCATCTTCTTCTTTAGGTGCGGCTACTTGAGGACGTTGAATAGGTTGTTGTTTCTTAGTCTCAAATTCTTCACCATCTTCTTCTTTGTTTACACTTACTGATAATGTAATAGCACGTTTAGCTTCTTCTGAAGTAGATTTAGCAGAACAAACTGCATACTCTTCATCATTCAAAACTCTAATTGGTTTAAAGCCAATCTTAGTACTTGATGAGTCTTCATCAAAAGATACGCGTGATATAACAGACATTAAGTTCTGACCATTAGCGCGGACATAATCAGTATACTCATGCAATGGCTTACGATCCTTTGTACCATTACCAAATATTGATTGAGCAGGTAATGTCATTTGATATATGTCACCATTCATATCATCTGCACGAACAACTGCAATACGTCTACTAAACCTACAAGCTTTAGTACCTGATGGGCCTGAACCTTTAATATTTTGCGGGCAAGCTAAACATGATGTTGCTTGTGCATCAGGAACAGCAGGATCAGGTGCTTGGCTATCGGAAGACCAACATGATGGTGGTGGCATCTTTTCACCTGCTACATATGATTTTGAAAAATACATTCTGTGAACATGTGGTGATGCATTAACAATAACTACATCAAGAGCGTCTTGATTTGATTTCTCAATTTCTTTACCATTAACCATTAATCTAAATTTACTACCACGTATAGAAATACGTTTAGCAGTGGTTGAACTACCTGTGATATTAGCAGTAAAGCCATCATCTCTTCTTGATGCTGTTGACACTGCGGTGCTACCAAATACATCTATATCTGTACTCATACATTCTCCTTATTTTCTCTACTTTTAGTTATTCTTACTGTGTATTCACTTGTTGCTTGTAATCCTGGCGGTGCCTTGTCAGGGTTTTGCTCCAAGTATTCTTTTATTGCTGATTGCACTAAACGTTTTTCAAAGAATTCAGGCAATTTATTTTCTAAAATAAAATCATACATTTGAGGCCAATCGCTTGACCAGTATCGTGTCTTAAGTGTTCTTGATAACGTTCCTACACTTGTTTTTAAACTAGTTACATTTAATGTCCTACAAGCTTCATTGAGTGCCATATCTACTTTATCTCGTTGCACTTTAATATCTGTAATTTCTTTTTCTAAGTTTTCAATCTTATCTCTCATATTTACAGAAGCTTGCATAAGCTTTTCTATTTTATTGTCATCTAATTCCATACCCTCTCCTTTCAAATATTAAGAATAATATTATATCACCCTTATTTACTTTGTCAACTAATTTCTTTATCAATTAAATGCCCATAAGTAAGGAGTATCCAATAAGCAAATTGCAATAACTCGTCAGGTGATGCGTTACCTTTCATTGTATTAGCTTTAGTACTTATTACTTGAACATTACCTTTGATATAACCTTTAGTATTATCTATCCTATCAAGAGATGCTGCATATGGAGACGCTCCTTTTATACCTGATGGTCTAAATTCTTTTTCTAATGGCTCTTTAAATACAGGGCATACCTTAGGTATATTTATATCTGTTTCTTCTATCGTGCATGGGGTTCCTTTTTTCTTTGATCTATTTTGTGCACTCAGTAGTAATATTTTTTCAGGATGTTCTACAGAATATTTATGATGATACTCCCGTAAATGATCTCTTTTTCTATCTCTCCATTCTTTAGTCCATGCTTTTCTATCAAACATCGGTAAACTCCTCTTTATAAAGATCTACTAATTTAATATGATGATCAATTTTACCTTGTAACATCTTATAAATCTTTTGTTCAACAGGGCTACCTTGTAAATGAACAACAGTCATAGGATTTCTTTGACCTGCACGATCAACACGTGCACAACATTGGATATAAGTTTCAACTGACATAACAGGTGACCAGAATACAACTACGTTAGCTGCGTGGAGAGTTACCCCATGTGATGCAGCTTGAGGTTGAATGACTAGTACTTGAGGGCTTTTAGTTTCTTGAAAGTTTTTAAATATTTCTGAACGGTTATTCATTGATACATCGCCATGTATGGCTGCGCATGGTATATGCTCTTTGGTAAGTTCGATCATAATCTTTTCTATTGAATGGCGGAAAGGACAGAATATTAAAACTTTGTGGCTAGCTTCTTCAATGATTTCTTTGAGAGCCGTCATACGATTAGATATATCAAACTCTATGACTTCTGACTTATCT